TGGCCGTGGATGTTTACAATGAACTGCAGAAATGCCGCAACTACGGCTTGCGCGACCAGATGCAGAGAGCTGCGGTATCCATACCGTCCAACATAGCCGAAGGTTCCGAACGGCAGAGCAAGCGCGAGTTCGCGCAGTTCCTCTACATTGCCAAAGGCAGCTGCGCAGAACTTCGCACGCAACTTTATATTGCCGCAAAGATCGGAGCGATGCCGCTTGAAACGGTGAACAAACTCGCCGAAGATGCCAAACATATCTCCTCAATGCTCCACAACCTTATAAACTTCATTTCTTCCAACGTTGAACGTTGAACGTTGAACGTTCAACGTTTGACAATTTTTACTGTTGGTGTACTTTATATCCGGGGAGGTACGACCATGGCCGGATTCGAGGAACTTGATGTATGGAAGGCGGGGTGCCGCCTGGCCGTGGATGTTTACAATGAACTGCAGAAATGCCGCAACTACGGCTTGCGCGACCAGATGCAGAGAGCTGCGGTATCCATACCGTCCAACATAGCCGAAGGTTCCGAACGGCAGAGCAAGCGCGAATTCGCGCAGTTCCTCTACATTGCCAAAGGCAGCTGCGCAGAACTTCGCACGCAACTTTATATTGCCGCAAAGATCGGAGCGATGCCGCTTGAAACGGTGAACAAACTCGCCGATGATGCCAAACATATCTCCTCAATGCTCCACAACCTTATAAACTTCATTTCTTCCAACGTTGAACGTTGAACGTTGAACGTTGAACGTCACCCCAACAGATCGCCGTGATCCTTGGCGCGGAACTTCGCGTCGATCCCGGCGTACAACACATCGATCATCCTCCGGCGCTGTGCCTCGGATATCCCGAGGAACGGCCGCGCCGGGACCTTGACGACCCAACTCTCCTTCGTCGCCTTCAGATACTCCACCGCCTGCCCGACGGTCACATTCTCCATTATCCACTTGACGGGGCGGCGCCGGCCGCTCTCGCGGTCGCGGAAACCGCAGCGCACGAGTTCCGTCGCCTGACGCTCGCTGCATTTGCGCCCGAAATAGGCGCGGCCCGGCGTCTGTTCGTCCGCGGCGAAGAGCTTGGCGTGCCGCTCTCTCCGGTACTCCTCGTCGCCGCCCTCCTGGTGCTTGCGCGCGACATACCCCACGCCGCGCAGAAAGAACACTTCCGAGGCGAAGCCGTTGATCATTCTGACCTTCGCCCACTTGGAGCGCATGAGCCTTTTCAGCATCGGTCCGCGCTTGTCGGACCGGCGCGAACGCGGGGCGAACTGCGCCCCGTCGACCGTCTTCTGCTCTTTGATGTTCCGCTGCCCCTGCGCCACCACCATGCGCCCGAGGCGCATCAGCAGCCGCCGCCGGCGGGCGGGATCGAGCGACAGCATGTCGAGCGTGCGCCGGACCTCGGTCCAATTCGACTGCGTGGCCTTGATTCGGATCATTCGTCAGCCCCCGGAAACAACGGAGATCCTTCGACCGTTCCGTCTTCGGCCGTGTCGTACTCGAAGTCGCGCACCGCGTAAAAGGCGCCCAGATACTCCAGCGCATCCGGTTCGCCCGGATCGCACGGGGCCACGAAAACGGGGTCGCGGAAATTCACCGCCAGCATCACGTCGCAGTACTCGTCGTCGAGATCCACTATTGTAAACTCCGGATCCCCGTCCGCCGAGCTCCTTCGCGTGTCGTCGTGCTCTTCGAGGTGCGCCGCGACCAGGCACGCGAGCAATGCCAGATTCGCCTTGGGGAGGCGCTCGAAATACAGTTCGCACTCATAGACAAGCGTGCAGAGGTGGTTGCCCGCTTCGCTCTCCTCATGCCCGCCCGGGAGCACCTTGAGTTTGGCGATCTCGGCGGAGAACTGTTCGCGCGCGATGCCCAGCACCACCAGGCGCGACTGCAGGTGTCGCTTTAACTCCTGAAACCGCGATCGGATCATTTTTTTGCTTTCACGTTCAACGTTCAAAGTTCAATGTTCAACGACGCGAACCGTCGTTTGCCGACTGCGGCCGCACGTCCCGCGTTAAATGGGCGAACCGTGGTCACGCTCCGCAAATCAACGCAAATTATGGTCACTCGCCCCACCGTCCTATTCGTACCATCTGTCCTATCCGTCCTATTCACGTCCGCGCTTCTGTCGGTCGCCTCGTATCCGCGTCAGAGTCTCCACGTTGAACGTTCAACGTTCAAAGTTCAATGTTCAACGACGCGAACCGTCGTTTGCCGACTGCGGCCGCACGTCCCGCGTTAAATGGGCGAACCGTGGTCACGCTCCGCAAATCAACGCAAATTATGGTCACTCGCCCCACCGTCCTATTCGTACCATCTGTCCTATCCGTCCTATTCACGTCCGCGCTTCTGTCGGTCGCCTCGTATTCGCGTCAGAGTCTCCACGTTGAACGTTCAACGTTTAACGTTGAACTTCATAGAAGATCGACCTCCATGATCGGGACGCCGCAGATCCGGCTCAAGGCGTCGGCGGCGAACTCGCGGTATTTTTCCTCGGTCTCGGCGCCGGACTTGGCCGCATTCTCCGCCTGCGGCCGCCGGTCGACCGTGACGGTCTCGCGCAGCAGCTCGGCCTTGGCGAGACAGAAACACGCCCGCTCGAAGAACATGACCAGCACTCCCGTGCCGCCGATCTCGCGCTGCGGCACTTCCGCAAGCGTCGCTTCAGCACGGCCGCGGCGCCAGCTTTCCAAACTGGCGATCGCCGCCGCCGCGCCGAGACGCAGCTGCTCCAGCACCACTTCGCCCGGGAGTTCCACCGGGATGCGGTAGAGCCGCCGGAACTTATCCGCGTCGAGCGCGGGAAAGAACTCCCCGCAATCGACGGTCCCGAGCGTTTCCGGCGTATTCGATTGTCCCCACGTCGTTGACATCATCGTTCAAAGTTCAAAGTTCAAAGTTCAACGGCGCGGACTGTCGCTTGGCGACTGCGGCCGCACGTCCCGTGTTAAATGCGCTCGTTCGGCCATTTTTGATTTTGCGTGTCATCAACACTTTGCGCCATGTTTATTTTTCGGGCGGTCACTGACCTCTATCCACTGACCACTCCCCACCTCCTCCGCTCTTCTGTCGGCGGATTGCATACGCGTCAGCGTCTCCACGTTGAACGTTGAACGTTGAACGTTGTTCCAAAAGTGGCGGGCGGCGATCCGCCAGGGCGGCCCCGCGGTCTTCGGCGGCGAACCGCCGCAACCGGGGCGCGACGGACGCCGCCCGCCGGGGGGGGCATTGGCGTGCCTACTTTTCCAACTCTTTCTTCAGCTTCGCGATCGCGGTCTTGACCTGCGCCCGCTTGGGGTCGATCGCCTGCGCGAGTTCGAGGAACTCAAGCGCCTGCCGGGGATCATCGGTCAGCTGCGCCGCGAGCTTCAGGTACTTGATGCGGACGGCCGCGTGATACAGATTTTCCGCACCGGGGGCGGTCACCAGCGCGAACTCGCGAACCCACACGAGCGGATCCACCGCCTCTCCGCGCGCCGAAGCCTGCGCCGCATAGTCGTACACGGCGTCGGCGACGAAGGTCCGCAGGTCGCTTTTGAAGCGCTGCGGCATCGGCTGCCCTTCCGCGATCGCAACGTCGGCCAGACGCATCGCGGTGGCGAGGTCGCCCACGTCGAAGCTCCAGATCATCGTCTGCACCAGCACGGGATTCTCGTGCGGGGTCTTTTCCGCGAGGTAGGCCTCCACCATCGGCAGGTACTGCCGCAGAAGTTCCGTCTTGAGCGCGGTGCGCTCCGGACTTCCGGCGGGCAGCGCCGAGATCCGCTTGCAGTCGGCGTCGAGCGCGGCCTGCAGCAGCGCCCGCTTCTCACGCTCGGTCGCGTCGGGAGCGGCGGCGGCGGCGGCGCGGTTCTGCGCCTCCACCGCCCGTTTGGCCTGCTCGACACGGCGGCGATGGTTCCACGCGACCGACATTACTCGCCGTCTCCCGGCAATTCGACCTTGGTCGCGTCGATCGCCGCCACGGCGTCGAGATCCGCGATCATGAACGCCTCGTTGTCGCTCATGTAGTGCTCCACCTGATCGCGCTTGGGGTTGTCCATCAGCGCGCGGCGCACCGCGCCCGCCTGATAGTAGATCTGCAGCTGCGCCGGGTCGCAGACCATGACGCCCCGATCGGGGAAGCCCGCCGGAGTGACGGTCTCAAGACCCGCGTACTGCTGCGCCAGACGGTTCAGCGCCAGCTTTTCGGTCGGCGTGGTGCCGAAGGCCGCGTAAACGGCGGCGCGGTCCCAGACCAGAAGTTCGCGGCCGATCAGCGCAACCTCGCGGCCGGTGCGGTGCTCGACCGGGATCAGGCTGTACAGGTCGTGCACGATGCTGTCGAGATTGGTGTAGTCGCCGCCGGTGCCGAGGACGATCTTGCCCGCGGTTCTGCCTTCGTCGATGAAGTGTGCCGCCTTGTTGGTCTTGAGGTCGTAGATCCAGCCCTGGTTGACATCCTGCAGCAGCGGATTGCTGGTGCGGTTGGTCGTGGCGGCGGCGCTCGTGCCGTACCAGCCGATCAGCAGCCGGTCGAGCCCCTGCCGCTTGTAGATCGCGCCCATCAGACGCTGGTCGAAGTCGGCAAAGCGCGCCCAGGCGTCGACGAGCGCGTACTGCAGCGCCACGTCGTAGTTGGTCTGCTTGCAGTCGTAGTACCGGCCCGTCGGCGCGCCGATGCGCTGCGGAGCGCGCTCGCCGGTGCTCGACGTGTCGGTACGGCCGGCGATGGTCGACGGCACGGTCATCGTGACGAGCTCGCCCTTGGAGTCGGTAACGGGGATCAGACTGCAGCGCCGCAGGAACTCGTCCGACTCCATGACCGCGTTCAGCAGCTTCACCGCCATCGGCGGCGTGACATCGAACATTTCGACGACGTCTTTGACGCCGTAACTCTGGGCGAGCCGCTTCTGCAGCTCGGTGAAAAGCGTGCGATTGTAAAACATCAGATCAGCTCCTCATGCTTGTTGCCGGCGTCGCCGGTGTCGGGCGCGATCCCGCCGTTGTTGTTGGTCTTGAGCGCCTCGTCGAGTTTCTTCTTGTACTCGGCGAGCTCGTTTTTCGTCGCCTCGAACTCGGTCTTGAGTTCATCGAACTTGGTCTTGAGTTTGGCGAACTCCGCATTGTCGGGGGTGTCTTTCCCCTGAGTCTTGGCGAACTCTTCCAGTCCGCCTTTGACCGCGTTTTTCACAACGTCGGCCAGTTCCTTCGGATCCATGTCGTCATCCTTTCTGTTGGTGGTGAAAAAACTCTTCAATGCCGCCGTCAGCTGCTCGGCGAACGATCCGGCGGCGGTACCGTCCCCATTCTCATCCGGGCGGGAACCGATCCTCATCTCGGCCGCGATCGGTGCCGTGATGAAATGCTCCGGCGTGGAGGCCTTGGAAAAGTGCAGCTCGGTCGTGCCGAGACTCGCCGGATTGTCGGTGCTGGCCAGCCCGGTCAGATACGGCTTGCCGCTGTCGGCGAAGTTGTGGGTGATCTCGACCGAGAAGAACAGCCCCGCCGACTCGGAGATCTTGGCCAGATAGTACTTGTTGACCTCGATCCGCGCCTGCAGGTCGATTCGTCCCTCCGGAGCCTTCACCGTGCGCAGTTCGCGCACGGTTCCCAAGTTTCCATAGAGATGCTCGTTGTTGACGACCGCCGTATACTCCGCCGGGTCGTAACTTTTCGCCATGTCGGTCAGCCACTCCGGCTCGATGCTGCGGCCGTCCGCGGTCGCCCCGGAGCGGGCAATGGTGACCCAGTCGGTCAGAAGCGGGATTCGATTTGCCATTTATTTGCCTTCCTTTTTTCCTGTGTTCGCTGCCAATATTACACCTCGAAATCGCGAAAACAATCCGGCTTTTTCGCTGTTTTTATGTAGAATGCGGATTTACATACAAATAGGTATAAATCTTTAGCCGACAAATAAAAACACGAGCTATATTGTATCGGTGTGGTCAGTGGCAGCGTGCCGCAAACGGCCGTTTGCAGACCAAACCACGCACGTCCTATAAGTCTTATAAGTCCTATAGGTCTTATCCGCTTTAGTCTGCGGTCGGCGGCTTGCGTGCGCGGCAGCGCCACCGCGCGGCAGGCGCCAAATGGGAAAGCAAAAAAAATGGCATTTTCCGACGAAATAAAATCCGAAGCGCGGCTGCGCTATCACCGCGGCGACGCGGTCGCCGCCATCGCCGAAGCCCTCGGCGTCGACCGGCGCACCTTGTACCGCTGGATCGCCGATGAACGCTGGGGCGACGCGGCGAACCGGCAGAACACTTTTTTTGTCGTCGAGCGACGAATCTGGCAGCTCACCGCCAAGGAGGGAAAGACCCTGCTGGAACTCTTCGAGCTGGAGAGATTGATGCGGATCCGCGAGCGGCTGAATCACGAGCAGGAGAAGAAAAACTCCGGCGCCGATCACGCGGCGGAAGCCGCTTCGGACGGCAAAAAGAAGCGCGGCCGCAAGCCCGGAAAAAACGATTTTACGGCCGTCGATCCCGACGAGCTCATGACCAAATTCCGCGACGGGCTGTTCGAGTACCAGCTCGCCTTGTGGGACGCCCGGGAGGAGCGGACGCGGAATGTGCTGAAGTCGCGCCAGATCGGGCTCACCTTCTACTTCGCCCGCGAGGCCTTCGTCGACGCGATACTCTCGGGCCGCAACAAGATCTTCCTTTCGGCCTCGCGCCACCAGGCGGACGTCTTCAAGGAGTACATCAAGGGCTTCGCCCGGGAGTGGTTCAACGTCGAACTCACGGGCGGCGACAAGATCGAGCTGCACACGAAAACGGGGATGGCGACGCTCTACTTTCTCTCGACCAACAGCTCGACCGCGCAAAGCTACCACGGCGACCTGTACGTCGACGAGTACTTTTGGATCCCCGCGTTCGCCAAACTCAAGACGGTCGCCAGCGCCATGTCGGCCCAAAAGCAGTGGCGGCGCACCTTTTTTTCGACGCCGAGCACCAAGACCCATCAGGCGTATCCCTTCTGGTCCGGCGACGAGTTCAACGAGCGGCGGAGAAGGCGCAACCGGGCGCTCGCGATCTTCCCGGAGCGCGCCGAACTGCGCCGGGGCGGCACACTCTGCCCGGACGGCCAGTGGCGGTGGATCATCACCCTCGACGACGCCGAGCGCATGGGCTGCGACCTCTTCGACCGCGAGCAGCTGAAACAGGAGTACTCGGAAGACGAGTTCGAGATGCTCTTCAACTGCCGCTTCGTCGACGACACGGCGAGCGTATTCGGGTACGCCCAGCTGGAAAAGTGCCTAGGCGACCTGCGGAACTACCCCGCCGGACTCGCGGCCCGGCCGGTGTGGATCGGGTACGACCCCTCGCGCAGCCGCGACGGAGCGTGCATCGTCGTGCTGGCGCCGCCCACGACGTACCGCGGCAAGTTCCATGTGCTCGAAAAGATCACCTTGAAGGACGTCAGCTGGGCGGAGCAGGCCGCGACCATCCAGGACCTCTGCCACAAGTACACGGTCGAGTACATCGGGATCGACCTCACCGGCCCCGGGTCGGGCGTCTGCGAGATGGTGCAGCGCTTCTTCCCCGCGGCCGAGGGGATCTTCTACACCCGGGAAAAGAAATCCCGCCTCGTGATGAAGGCGCAAGCGATCATCGCCGACAAGCGGATCGTCTGGGACGCGTCGTGGTCGGATATCGCGATGGGCTTCATGCAGATCAAGCGGGTGTCGGCCGCCGACGGCAATATCACCTACCGCGCCGATCGCAGCGAAGCGAGCGGACACGCCGACGCCGCCTGGGCGCTCATGCACGCCCTGGCGCACGAAGATCTGATCCTGCCCGAAGTCGAGGACCGCTGCTCATACGCGATTTAAGTTCAACGTTCAACGTTCAACGTTTCCGATTCGCTGGCGCGCACGCGGGCGACCGACGGAAACGCGGATGAAAATAGGACGAATAGGACAGATAGGACGAATGGGATGATGGGGCGAGTTACCATAACAGGCGTTGATTTGCGGAGCGCGACCACCGTGTGTGCGCGGACCGAACCACGCATGTCCTATAGGTCTTATATGTCCTATGGGTCCTATCCGCTTTAGTCTGCGGCCGGGCGCTTGCATGCGCGGCAGCGTGCCGCAAACGACGTTTCGCGTCGTTGAACGTTGAACGTTGAACGTTGAACGGATATGTTGTATATTATCAACAACAAGGAGGCAAAATGCGGATAAGTTGTGCACACTGCGGGGCCAAGGCGACGGTCGTATCGTCGCGGAAACTCTCCGCGCGCGTGACCGAGGCGACCTGCCAGTGCAGCAACAACGACTGCGCCGCCCGGACCGTGGTGCGCGTGGTCTACGATCATACCCTCACGCCGCCGCTCTCCAGCTGCCTGAACGAACTCCACGAACGCCTGGCGACGATGCCGGTCGCCGAGGTGCGCCGACTCCTCGAACAATACGCCGGATAAGCCGTGCGAAAAATCCGGCGCCACGCTTGCAAAACACTAAATTAGAGTTATATTATACACAAACAAGCAACGCGGAGGGGTAAACGATGCCGGAAATTGCCAGATTTTACGGAATGATCATCAAGATGTTTTTTCGTCAGCGCGAGCACGGCGTCGCCCATATACATGTAGTGTATGGGGAATTTAACGGCGTGATCGCCGTTGCCACCGGCGAAATGCTGGATGGCGATCTGCCCAACAACGCACTGATGCTGATTCGCCAATGGCTTCCGGAGCATCGTGACGAACTGCTTGCGATGTGGGAGTCGCAGAAACTCGGCAAGCTGCCGCCGCTCGTGTAACAATGGAGGAAAGACCATGATGCATCACAAAATCAGCAATGTCAAACCCCTGCCGAATTATCAGCTGTATGTCGAGTTTTGCGACGGGAGGGAAACGCTTTTCGATATGTCGGCGATGTTCGACCCAATTCCGGCATTCCGCGATTTTGAAAACATTCCCGGGTTATTCGAGAGCGTGCAGGTGGATCCCTGCGGATACGGGGTGATGTGGAACGATGCGTTGGACTTCGATTCGGAAAGTTTATATTACGACGGCGTCACCTTGAAATTGCCTCCGCAATTGTCGCCCGGCCGCAGTTGTCCCGTCTGCGGTCAGATGATCCGCCGCAAGAGCGAAGCGCAGCGCCGGGCGAGCATCGCCAACCTTGCCAAACGGCACAGCAAAGGCGGCCGCCCGGTCAACCCCGACAGCAAGCGGCAAAGGGCGTTGCGCGCAAAGGCCGCCCAAAAATCCTGAGCCGAACGTCGGCCTCGTGATACGCCGATTGCGGTCGCAATCGGCGGTGTGGCACGCGAATGCTTGGCGAACTCGACCGGCGTTGTCCGGAAACCGGAAATCTGATTTTAACTTGCCGGTAACTTGCCGGTAACTTGCGCACAAAAAAAAGCGGATGGGAAACCACCCGCTTTTTTGTACGCCGAAATCACGCGTTGGCGCGAATATAATCCAACGTTGCCCGCACCATCAACTCGGAACGGGTGCAGCCGGTTTTCTTGGCGAAGGCGGTGATCTCGTCGATCTTCGCCGCCGTGCTGGTGACATTGATCCGCGCCGGAACATCGGGCAGGTATCCCGTCACCGGAGCCACGAAGAGCACCGGGTCTTCACAAGCCTCGGCTTTCGCCTTCAGCGCCTCTGCCCCGGAGGGCACCGGCAACGCCTCGCCGTGATCGCGCACCGACTCAAGCCAGCTTTCCAACGCATCCGCCGCATTTTTCAGCAGATCTTCGAGATCGTCCCCGTCCGTCATGCAGCCGGGCAGATCCGGAAACTCGCACCACAGACCGCCCTTGCCGTCGCCGCCGTCGTGAACGAGCATGAAATAAGTTTTCTTGTCCATATTTTGACCTCTTCAGATGGGGGGCTTTCGCCCCCGGTTTCATTTTATTCCCGCTTGCCGTTTGATTCCCCGGAGCAACCCCGGCTTGATCTCCTTTGCTCCGTGATCCGGGATCGCTATCGGGTCCCGGCGATCCGGATGCCGCCACATCTTATGGCTGCCGTTGCCGTTGCGCTCGAAGTGCCATCCGGCCTTTTCCATCAACTTGGCCAGCTCTTTGTAATTCATCGTCGATCCTTTCGTTTATACTATAATATACATCTTTTTTTACATCTTTCAAGCGTTTTTACATCTTTTTTTGTGTTTTTTCTTTCGCGCGGGCGATCAGAAGCGCCTTCGATTCGGGAAGTTCGGCGCGGGCAGGGGCAAGGTACTCGGCCGTCCAATCCAAGTTGAGATACTGACAGACCAACTCGCCGGTCGCGGCGGAGGCCTCGATGTCCGGGCGGCCGGCATCCATCCGCAGCAGTTCGGCCGCGCGGCCGCAGACCGCGGCGCACATGGTGTCCAAGAGCGGCAGCAGATCCCCCGGCAGCGTCTCCAGCGCGCCAAGCTCGTCCGGATGCGGCGGCAGGCCGACGGCGAGCGCGAGGCGCAGTACCTGACGCAAAAAATCCTCTTCGAGCCGGTCGCGGATCAACTTCGCCAAGTCGGCATGGGTGAGCGTATCGGCGAGGTGGCGAAGCGCCAGCCGGTGACGCCGTAGCGTCAGCTCCGCCTCCATTTCCGCGGCGGTCTTTTCGGGCGGCGCCGGAGGTTCCGCATCGGCCGACGGTGCAGTCGGCCGACGGGAAAGCGCCACCACCGGAGTCCCGATCCCCGGACCGCGCACGATCAGCGCATTCGGCTGCTCGCCCGGGTGCGGCCGCCGCACCTCGGCAAAAGCATCCTCCGCTTTCGCCCCCAGCGACTCGGCCAGCTTGTCTTCCGCCGAACCGGCCGCAAGCCCCGACGCCCGGATCGGTTCCAGATCCGGATGCTCCCGCAGGATCGTCTTGCAGGCGCTCGCGCAGCGGCGGCTCCAGCATGCCGGGTCGAGGCACGTCGCGACCGTCTTCATATCCGCGAAGAGATCCGGCTGCGCATCGGAGCGAGCGGCACATCCGGCGCACGCGGCGACATCGAACGGCGCGGACGAGAGCAGCCGGTGCAGCGCCGCGATCCGGAGATTCAGCTCCTTGACGCTCAGCGCCTGCGGAATGTACAGGTCGATCTGGCGCTGGATCGCCGGCGGTTCGCGCGCGATCAGCGCGAGTTTGGCGAAACTCCACTGCGGGTAATCCTCGGGAGACTTCAGCACGTCGCGCCAGCGCCCCGCCAAATTGCCCAAGTTCAGCCGCAGCGCCACATACGCCCGGGACCGCCCCAGCAGCGACGCCAGCTCGCCCACGTCGTAACGGGCGCGGAGTTCCGTAAGCTGGCGAACCTCCTCGCCGAGCGAGAGATCTTTGCGCTCGACGTTTTCGACGAAGCTCACCAGTTCGGCGTCACCGGGATCGACGATGCGGTACTCGTCGTCGGCAAGCTCGTAGCGCTGCAGCAGCAAGAGCGCCCGGTACCGGCGGCGCCCGGCGATCACCCGGTAGGCGGCGCAACCGACCGGATCCGGCAGAGATTCCAGCGTCAGCGGGTTGAGAAGCCCGACATTGCCGATCGACACCGCCAGACGCTCGATCTCGGCGTCGCTGAACTCGCGGTTGTCTTCACACAAAATTTCGTTCAGATTCAGCATATTCCCCCCAAAAATTTTTTCAGTTTGCCGAATTTGACTTATAGGACAAAATAGGACATATCCGTCAGTAACAAGCGAACGTTGAACGTTGAACGTTGAACGTTGAACGTTGAACGTTGAACGTCAGAAGGTCACCGTCGCGGTCAGCGTCGCCGCGGCGATCCAGTAAATGAAACGCCGCACGTCGCCGTGCGCGAGATACACGATCCCGGACGCCGCGTCCAGCGCGATCAGCGCGCAGGGAAATGCCCGGACGAGCAATTCTTTAGTCGCCATTTGCGTCAGCCCCTCCCAAAATACGCTGCGCCTCGGCGATCACCTCGTCCGCAAATCCGTCCGCGGCAGCCTTCGGACTCCGCGGGCGCGGGATGGGGCGCGGCGGCGCGCCGGTCAATGCGGCGAGCGCGATCTCGATCCCGTTGTACACGCCATTCGCGTGATCGATCGTTTGCGCAAATTGCCGCAGGGCGCCCTGCAATTCCCGCAGTACTCCACAAATCTTTTTTTCCTCATCAGTCATGTCGATCATCACTCCCTTTTGAACCCTCTTCCCGAAGAACCCGCAGCAGCGCCAAAGGCAGCCAGAGCACCGCGATCGACACCAGGCAGCAGCCGATAGTGGACTGCCCATCTGCGCTAAATCCACGCTCCGCCAATGTCCAACCTATATAGAAAACGTTCAGCACGGTAATTGCCCACGCCAATTGACGTTCCCAACTCATAGCGCCCTCCGCAGATCTTCGAGGAACTCCGCGCCGGCCGGGGTCAGATCCAGTTGCCTTTCCCGCCGGTCGTAGGGGTTGCGCTCGTCGGTGACGAAGCCGCGCGCCGACGAGCGCCCCTGACGGCGTCCGGTACTCAGCAGCGCGATCTTCATCTGAGCCGCGCGGTGATCCATGCCGCAGATCTCGGCCGCCGTCTTGATGCTGATCCCTGGCTGCGCTTCGATCGTCGCCAGGAGTTCGATGCTCGCCAAGTCGATGCCGCCCCAGCACGTCGCCAGCCGGTGGAGCGCCCGGTTTGCCGGGGTTGAATCCGGAAACGCCTTACACAGGTTACAAGGTGTTTTCTTCACGGTCAAATCCTTTATTTTCAGCGTCTTGAGATGTAACACATCCGGTCTTACATGGTCTTACACGGTCTTACATCACCCTCAAGCCGTGTAACTTCCGATTCTTGACGATCGCAATTACATGTAAGACGATTGTAAGCCATTTGTAATTTTTTCATCACTTTGACAAATCCTTATTTACCAAAGATTAAATGTATTCCTGTTTTATCTGTAATTGATGTAAGGCATTTCCGGACAACCTGCCGTCTTGGAGCGGGCAGCAGGTTTTTGAGCTCAAAAAAAAGAATTTATTCCCGCACCTCCTCTCGCGCCTCGAACACCCAGCAGGAGACTATCTTGTTGAATAGGATAGACCGAACTGATTTCTGCCCGATAAAGCGGTGACGCCGCGACGCCTTCAACAGCGACGGCAGCTCGCTCATGGGCGGCAGGTTCTGCCGGGCGTTCGCCGCGACCGTCTGGAAGTGCGGCAGGTTGATCGCGATCACGGAAGCATCTCCGGAGTGGTTTAAGAGTTCGGTCAGATGGCCGTCGCTGGAGTGACCCTCGTGCAGATAGTCGTAGATCTCCCAGAACTGCTCGACGACCGGATGATCGCCGGAGAGCCGTTTCTGGCGCGACTGCGCCCGCGCCCAGCAATGCTCGACGCCGGCTTTGACCGTCGCGGCATCGAGAGCAGGGAAGAGCATCGGCAAGGTGCGGATCCACGCCGCGACCTGTGCATGGCAGTGCCGCAGGCGGTACTCCGGGACCGACCCGTCGGCGCGGTTCCGCTCCTCGAACATTTTTAACACCGCGTCGTATTCGCGGTAGAAATTTTCCAGCAGCTGCTTCTCTTTGCGCAGCACCGCATGCAGATAGCCGCCGAGATCCTTAGCCGTCATCGCTTTGAGCTTGTCGGCGAGTTTGGCGTTCTCGGTCGTGAAATGATCCTGCGTGACGTGGCAGTGCACGATCCGGGAGAGCACCGCGCGGTCGCTCTTCACCTCGGCGTTCTGACTGATCAGGATCCCGCCGCGGAAGATCAGTTTCAGCGTCTCGTTGCCGCCGTTTTTGACGCCCATCGTCCGCACCGTCGCCCCGTAGTTGAACATATCTTTGAGCTCGTTGAAGTCGAAGGCTTTCAGATTTTTGCGGGCGTCGTTCTCGCTCCGGTCGCCTTCGAGCAGCACGACCGGCAGGTTCGATACCTGCGTCATCTGCCGCGCCCGGCCGGCGACGGTGGTCTTGTTGGGGTCGAAGCCCTCGTAGTTCTCGATGCCGGTCAGGCGCCAGAGGAACTTGATCTGCGTCGACTTGCCCGCGCCCGGCGCCCCGGTGTATTCGAGGAAGGTCCAGGAATCCTGCTTTTTGCGGATCTGCTCGGCAAAAAAAGTCCCCGTCCACCAGGCGAGGAGAACGAGGCCGTTCAAGCTGAACGCGTCGACGAAGTCGTTGATGAAGTCGCCCGAAAATTCGTTCGGGGCTTTCACGATATTGAGTCCGTTCAGACTGCATTTCAGGCTTTGGCGGCCGAAGGTCACGAAGCCGTATTCGTTGACCTTCTCGAACACCCCGGCGGAATACGCGAAGTCCGGGAAGACATACGCCCGGGACTCAGCCTCGTAGCCCATGAAGGGGACCGCCTTGACGAACTTGCGGCCGCGGCTCTTCCATTCGCGGATCAGCACCTCCAGATCCGGATTTGAGCCGCGGAACGCCTCCAGACTCGTGTGCTTCAACAGCGCCGTCGAAAAGGAATCGGCGTTCTTGAGGATAGTGCCTTCGTCGTTGATGAGCTTGGTCGGCGTGTTGTCGCCGAACTTGATCTGAAAGGTGTTGGTCCACTCGCCGGTGAGGATGTTATTTTCGGTGTAGACCAACTTCACCTGGCACGAGCAGATCTCCTTCAATTCGGCGGCGTTGGCGAACTTGCCGAGCGCGTCGTTTATGTACCCCTGTGCGCAGTTCCAGCCTTGCTCCGGGCGGGGATAGGTGAACTTGTTTTCGTCCCGGGTCAACTTCTCCTGGTCGACCTTGCAGCGCCAGAGCCCCGTGCCGAAGTCGAAGACATGGTGGATCGAATGCCAGCGACAGTAGTGGAAAAACGCTTTTTCCAACGCCGACGTTGCGAGCGTATGGAATCCCCGCCAATACGAGTCGGAGAGATAATCCTGCGACAGCCTGCCGGCGCGGAAAGCGTCGTCCCAGTCCTCGCCCGGGGCCGGGAAGGCGACGCGGCACGACTGCTTCATTTTAAGCAGTTCGTCGCGGTACTTGGCCGCGGCTTCCCTGCCGGCAGCGTCGGAATCCTCTGCGATCACCCAGGTGATCTTTTTATCCGCGTGCTCACGGATGATCTGCCGCGGGAAGTTCGAGCATGACAGCGCCGAGATGCTCTTCACTCCGATCGAGAGCAGCGCCATCGATTTGAAGATCCCCTCGGTGATCCAGATCTCGTCGCCCTTCTTGAACTCCATGCCGGGCGGGATCCAGCCGAAGTCGCGGTAGTCGCCGACGATCTTCGACTTGGCCCCGTTGCGGCGAACGTCGTCGGCGTCGATGATCCGCTGCCAGTAGCAGGTCTGCGAAATTATCACCTTGACGCTCGGATAGTACTCCCGTTTGGTCTTGTGCTTCACCGCGCCTTGGGTGTACATGCCTTTGATCTTCTTGAGGTCGAAGCCCCGGACCTCGCTCATATAGGCGTCGGCGGTGGCGTTGGGGTTCTCCTCCGTCGCCGGGTGGCGGCGGGAAAGGTTGTCGAAGATCTCCGGGTACAGTTCTCTTGCCGTCGCCGACCACTGGCAGTTGTTGAGCCGGCCGCAGCTCACGCGGTACGGCTTTTTGAGATCGACGAAGCATTCGCGCTCGCCGCAGTTGGGGCAGACCCCGTTGCGCAGGTGGTCGCCCTGACGTTTGAAATCGAACTCCGGATCGCGGATCAGCCGCTCCCGGATCTCGGAAAGAATGTCATCGGAATAGGTCATTTGCAAAGCTCCTCAATGTCAGCGGTGTCGATGCCGTGGCGCCGGAACATATCGAGGTTGCTCTCGACGAACTCCTTGCGCTGCTTGGAGCCCTCGGGGAACATGTCGATGTTCTCGGTGATAAATTCGACAAAGCAGTTCTTACCGTTGGGGCATCCGCCGTGGATCAGGTAGAAAGCGGGGTTGTAATCAAAGACCAGTTTGTCGTTCAGATAGTCCCAATCCCGCAAATCCATCGTCGTGGAAAGGGTCGCCCTCTCCAACAGTTCCGGCGAGTTCTTCAAGAGATCGCTCAGTAGACGGTGCGCTTCCAAGAAGTGCGCGGAGAGCGCGATCAGCTTGGCCCAGGACGGCATCTGATTGGCCGCGGGCTTGGCGGCGTCGGTGTTTTTGCTCATCTGGCACCTCCGAAGAGAGCGGCGAACGCGCCGGCGGCGAGGCAAATAAGACCGGTGAGACCCATAGGACCTATTTTGCGTTTGCGGTGCGGGGCGAGATCCAGCGTCACGACGACGCCGGAACGACGGTGAAAAGACAGACTTCTCACGGGTGACCTCCTTAGACATAGGTCGTTTTTGGCGCAGGCCTCCCCGGACTTCCACGTCCGGTACAAAGAGAGCCTGCCGGGGTGGAAGACGTGGTCTAAGACACGCCGCGCCGAAGCGCGCCCGGCAGGCTCGAAATACAAGCGCTGCATGGTTGTTGTTTTTCGGGAGTACGCCGCCGTTGACGGCTGCGACTGCCGCTTAGACCTCGGACTTCCACATCCGATGGCATTAAAGATAGCCCGCGGCGACGGCGTTGTCAAGGGCAAAAGCGAAAAAAAGCCGTATTTTTTGGAATCGTTCAACGTTAAACGTTCAACGTTCAACGCGGAGACGCTGACGCGTCCGCAAACGTCCGGACGCGTACTCGGCGAAAGTGAATAGGACGAATAGGACATATGGGACATATGCCCCGGCGCTTCGGCTGCGGGACACGCGGTTGCAGTCCGCAGCCGACGGTGCGCGTCGTTGAACGTTGAACGTTGAACGTTGAACGTTGAATGTGAGGCCGAAAAGAGTCCCCGCCGCAGTGTGCCCGAAGCGTTTGCCGCCACTTCGGTACGGCGGGGACATGGCGGAGCGTGCCGTTGGGTCATCAGAACAGTTCTCCTTTTTGGGGTTCGAGCGGCGCCGTGATCACCACTTCGCCGGTGTTGGTGTCAGTCCAGCGCCGGGAACCGTCGGGCAGATCCTCAAGCGTGATCCGCGGCGGCCGCGCGGGATCGCGGCGCAGCATCCGGATCACTTCGTCGAGTTCGCGGCAGCGGTCGATCTCGCGGACAAAACCGCCGCCGTAGGTCATTTTCATTTTGCACATATCATTCTCCGTTGATGGGACTTATAGGACCAACAGGACAAATGGCGCCCGCACCATGGTCGGCACCTTGCCATTTTGCGAAGCAGCCGGAGCAAAGGTCGCCGTACCGGCGAGTACGGCGGAGGGAGTGGGCTATGCGCCCTCGACCGAACGCCGCACGGAACCGGCACAAGAGATTTACCCGGATGCAAAGCAAAATCAGACCAGCCCTTTGAATTGTTTAACCACCTCGATCCAGCCGGCGCGGGCATGGGTCCCGTTCAGAACCGGCAGCCCCGCTTCGATCGTCGCCATCGGGACCCCGTCGAGAAGCGCCGTGCAGGCGGCGTACCGCCCGCTCGCGATCTGACCGGCCTCGCCGGTAGTCATAAGCATCGTGTGCTCTGCTTCGTTCCGCACCTCGCGGATCTTTCGTTTCACCGCGTCAAGCATTTTTTTACCTCGTTACAAAAATAAGACCGACAGGACATATAGGACATATGATTTCCGAGCCCGGCGAAAAAGACGTGACCCCGGGCGTGGACGGTTTCCGCAACGGGGCGCGCAGTACGCGCCGGTTGAGGCAGCGGCGACGTACAACGCCGGTCGACCTGCCAAGCACTTGCGTGCCACACCGCCGATCGCAGCGCGATCGGCGCTCCACCAAGCCGAGGTTCGGCCCCGCCTTGCGGTTGGGGCCGCCCGGGGTCACGTCATTCATTCTCGGCCCTTCCGATACCTGCCGGTTTCGCACGCGAGCACGAACTCCTCCAGGCAGCGCTTCAGAATTTCCCACTTGGCGCGGATTCCCTCGGCCTCGCGCGGACCGATGTCGCCATCCAGATTGGCGGCGGCGATTTCATCGATCACATGCGAAAACTCCTTCAGGATCTGGGAGATCTTCGACACCGCCGGCGTCGCGTCGGTCCGGATCGCCGGGTTCGCGATCAGGATGTACCCGAACTCCTCGGCGAACTTCTCCAGAACGACGTTCGTGCCGGTCGTTTCGTGCGTGATGTCGACGAGATTGTACACCCGGTCGAGGATGTTCTGCGTTCGCCCCTTGGGGAAATAGGGCAGCTCGCCCGCGACCTGATTATTCAGCGTCCCCAAACTCATTCCGAGGAAGTGCGCGACCTCCGCCCGGTCGCACCCCTTGAGCGCCTCCTTCAATATCGCCCGGGTGTTCACAGCCGAACCTCGGCTTGGTTGGGCGCCGATTTCGCCGAAATCGGCGGTGTGGCCCGCAGGTGCTTGGCAGGTCTCCGGGATGAATCCTCCGGTTCGTTTTCAGCTGGCAGGTCCACCCCCTGCCGTTTACATTCTTCCTCGACCAGCACTTCGATCTCGCGGCAGAGCGGCCGACGGGTGACGCCGCAGAGCGCCGCCAGCTTGTTGTGCAGCGGCACCGAGATGCTGATGCAGGTGTGGTTGCGATGGTGTTTTTTCATGGCTTCTCCAAATATTGACGGTTGGTTGCACATGCGGACAACATAACGCAAGTTTTTTTTTT